TTCAGCTACATCAACCTTCAAAGATTTAGCAATTATTTCAGGTGTTACCTTTCCTTTTTCCTTTGTCAATATTGATAACACATTTGCTTCTAATTGGTCAAGTTCAATAGCAAATGATTCATTAACACCTCTTGATATATGTATATTAAAATCATTTCTTTTGCTTCCTATCTTTTCAAGTTCCTGAAGCAAAAACAAATCTTTATCCATTGAAAATTGTTGCACCTCATCATCTGTCATTGGTGAATCGTCAATACCTAAAAAAGTATTTATATCAGCATCAGTAAAACCAAAACCATTTTTAAGCATCAATGACGCTTGTTCTTTTTTCAGTTTGCCATTCCCAAACTGACGAACAATACGCATAACGTTCTGATATTGTCTGCCAGTTAAATTTCTCAATGCATCATTTGACTGCATTGGAACTTCTGACTGAGTTGGTGCTGATGCATTTGGTGCAGGCGCTGAAGGTGGTGCAGGAATTAATCCAGCCAAACTTCTGATTTCATCAGGTGTCATAGATTCCAAAACCTTATTTGCAACCAATGGACTTAATGCGTTAATATTATCGCTGATAATTTGTGCTTGTGTTTTAACTGAAGAATCCAATGGTTCTCTACCCATCAATTCTCTGATTTCATCCTTTGTCAAATTCTGACTTACGATTGATTCAGTAAATTCAAATTTCAAAGGTTCTACTGGTTTAATCACAAATTCACCTTGCTCTCCTGATAGGTTTCTGATTTTAGTAAATACATATTCAAACTCTTGTTGCCTTTCTGTAACATAAGTATTATTCCAAATCTCGTAAGCATCACGTATTTCATTACGCTGACCAAGTGAACCGCTTGTACTGATACCATGTAGAACTGGACTGATAATCTGATGAGCAACAAAAATCTCTTGCTGAATCAAATTATTTACATTCGTGAAATCTTCTTTTGTAAGTGTGCTTGTTCCGAGTGGAATAATCTCAGCAGCGTTTTCTCTGCTCTTATTGAACATGATTACCACACGCTTACCTGAATCACCAGTGAACTTTTTCAACAAACCTCTTTCAACTTCACCGCGTTTCTCCTCATTTATAGGGTCACCATTGTTCAAGTTTATCAATGTACTACCGACAAAAGATTGCTTTGCCATTCCGAGCAAATGCCTTGAAACTTCAATGTCTGATTCAATGTAATTCAAACCCTGAAAATATGATGGCAATGGATAAACCTCGCTTGTTGGATTGTATTCCTTTTTGTAGAATATCTGACTTCCGTAAGGATTATTGATGTTAAATGCATCATAGCATCTCATCTTCTCTCTGAAGTCACTCCAATCGTTTTTAACGTAGAATTTTGTCAAATCCTTACTAACTCTAACCTTTGAAAATTCAATGTGATAAACCTCCTGAATTTGCTTTGCACGATTCCATATCACTTGCATATAATACCCACGAAATAACTCATCATCAGCAATACATTTCTTTAACACTTCATTCCATGTTTCACCTGCTGAATTGCATGAACCATTATCTTCAAAACCTTTTCCGTAAATATAACCAGTTTTTGATTTTACAATTGAACCATGCTTAGGTGATTCATTGTATAGTCCGAGTAAGTATGTAGGATAGTCATTGTCCTTACCATACTCAACATATCCCTTTCCTTTCTTTTCCTCAAACTTAGGTTGTTGTGCTTGGTCAAACTGAAGCGTGATGTAATTATAATTATCCATTGTATGCTTTGAAATTATTTGATTGTTCATTATATTTTATCGGAACAAAATCAGTTTCAGGATGGAGGTACATATAACCACTTTCAAGAATTGGTGTTGTTGGAACAACATTATTTGTTACTGCAATTTGTATAGTATATGACCAGAACCCTTCTATAAAGTTAGCAAAATAATCGTTTGTAATTATTGTGAATTTTTGAAATCTTGCGATGTTATCTTCATTTGGAATCCACATTTGAACAATATCTTGTGTTGTTCTATGCGTGAACTTGAAATAATATCTATCAGTCAGATTCAAAATAGTATCTGATGTTGTAAATATTGTATCACTATTTCCTTTTGTTAGATGTATCATAAATAAAAAAACCACCGACTTTGTCGGTCGGTGGCTACTTTTCATTGGTTAGCAAATTAAGCCGTTCCAGTGTTTTCCAAAGTTGATGCAATGTTTGCAGGAACTATCAAGAAATCTTCAGTTTCTTGACTTGAAAACTTCAGAACGTATCCGTTTCTATCACCGAGTGCAGTACCTGAACCACCCTCTGATGAATCCATAAATAGACCAAATGATTTACCGAACATTCTATAAACACCATCACCTTCAAGAGTGACGAATGTCAGACGATTGTAAGCAAGTGTTGCAACGATATTTCTCATAGTTGCGTTACGCTGATTGATAGGGAACTCAACCTGATGTGTGTAGAAAATAGTTCCGTTTTCTTGACTGGCAGTGATACCATTCATAGTCATTGCGGTAGCACGCGGAACTTCAAATTTCCAAAACTTCTTACCACTCTTTTTGTTCAATGCAGTCACTGTTCCTGATGCTGAAGTAATTGTTGAATTACCTGATGCATCATAAAGATTTGCATTCTCAATCAACCATATTGTCTGAACGCCACCGACTGAATCGCGACATTCTATTGTGTAACCTGATGTAATTGCGCAGGGCATAATATTTAATTTTTAAGTTTATGAAAAAGGTGGTGTATTTCTCACCACCCTTTTATTATTTACCGAACCGATATTAGATAGCAGCAATGAATTTCACACACTCGTTAGTGAATGCTACGTTCACACCCATCTTGAAAGCTACGCGGAAACGCACATCGTTATTATCACGTGACCACCACATATCATATGCACCTTCTTCGTCAACCAAATCAACTGCCATTGCGATGTTTGACAAACTGATTGCGAATGCATCACCAGTTGTATTCAAACCATTTACAGCAACGATTTCAATGTTAGTACCTGGCAAGATGAAAGTTGCAGCCTGAGAATCTTGTGGATTGTAGCTGAACAAATTCAATGCTCTGTATGCCATGATAAGCAATCTGTACCAATCATTTCCTACGAAAATCTTAACATCACCCTTTGCCATTACCGCAGCAGGGATTGCCTTGTAGATACCTTCAGTTGCAGCTACAACATTTGATTGTGTGATAGTTGTGATTGTAGCAACACCAGTGTAACCTGATACGTTTGCGTCAACTGGACTACCTGCAACAATCAATTTTGAAAGACCATCAAATTTGTTTGTATTTGCAGTTGAACCTGTTGCATCACCTTGCCATATTGCAGTTTCAAGTTGAGCAGCAATACGAGCATTTTTCTTTGCAAGATAAGCAGCCTGAAAATCAGCATTGCCGAAATCTTCGTAAGTAGAACCTGCTTTCAAAGCCTCTTGTGTGAAGTATGCTTCCAAATCTTTTGGACAGATTTTTTCTTCTACTTTGATTTTACCAACAGTGATTGTACGCTGAGTGATGCTCGTTGTACCTGAAGGGTCAAAAGAACATGAATCAGTTTGAAAAACTGCATCAGTATCCATCAAAGGAATAGCAACAACCGATTTTGCTTGTGGGATAACGATACCACCATCTTTAATAAGTTGTTGTGTCTTTGCACCAAAAACCGCACTTGACAAAAGTGGTTTGGTAAGTTGTTTAGTATACGATGTAAGTGAACTTAAGCTAAGTGCCATTTTTATTTAATTTTAATTTTTAACTGAATAGGATATCGTAAGATTTTTCTTTTTCTTCTTTGAAATTGTTGTTTGCTTTTACTGATTCATCAGCAATGCCAGTTGGAGTTGTAGCTATTGTCTGCGTCAGATTCAACAAACCTTCAATCACAATATTTGCTTTACTCAATCTTTCGTCAAACTCTGCAAACTTTTGCTCGTATGCTGAAAGTTTAGTTTCGTAAGCAGTGAATTTTTCGTTAGTTGCAGATTCAAATGCGCTGAATTTTGCACCCATATCTTCCATCATTGGTGGTTCTTCAGGTTGAATTGGGTCTGATTTAATTTCCATAATAGCACCATTATCACCAACAACAATCATAGTTCCATCTTGCAACTCATGTTCGCCCATTGGTGCAGGAACTCCGTTGATTGTAACGATACCACCTACTGCTAATTCAGTAATTTGAACCGAAGTGCCATCCGCCAAAACCGCATCAAGCATTTTAACCATGTCTTTTTTAGGAGATTGTTGCATTAATTCGCTGAATGTCTGCTTCAATTTTGTGAGAATTTCTGTGTGATTCATAACATATTATATTTAGGTTTGAAAATACTATGACTTAAAGTTGATTTAATAATTTCTCAATCGTTTCTAAAGCGTTCTGTTCTGCTGATTTAGGTTGTTCATAATCAAACAATCCTTCTACTGAAAACCCTTTGTAAGTCCCATCTTTAATTGCTGACCAAACTTCATCATTCTCTACATAGAAACTGCCAAACCAACTACCATCTGCAACATCTTTAAATTCTACCATCGGCATAATACCTCTTTGCCTATCAACAATAAAACTTTCAAACATTGTAACTCCATCAACCTTTTGCTTTGCATCATGCATCAGGTTAACATTCTGATTGTATTTTTTCTTTGCAAATTTTATTGCAATCTGCTTGATTGTTTCTGCGCTGAACTTCACATAATGCTCACCAAATTTCTCATTGTTTCTATAAATCAGTTCATCAGCTAACATTAGTGGACCTGAGATAATATGCTGGTCTTCATTAATAATAGCAAATCTTTCAAATCTAAACTTTTCACCAATGTTTCCAAGTTCAGCAATTACATCTGCATTATTATCGTAGTGCTTTTGAATTCCTAATGATTTTATCTTTTCAATCTTTGCCTTATTACTACCAGTTGCATAAACTTTTGAATGTGGTATTCCTAATTCATCTGCCGTTGATAGCATACCTTCAACATCTTGTCTTGCTGATATGATGTAAACAACATTACCTTCAGCAATTTTTTTCTTTGCAAGTTCTTTGCCTCTATCGGTTGAAATAGTTTCGTCATAATCAAACGAAATACCACCTGCAAAGTGTTGTTCCCATATTGAATTACATATAGCAACTGCTTGTTGATTATCTTTTCCTTCATTAACTACATAAGAAATGCAACGAGGTAAGAAATCTATTTTATGTTCACCTTTAGATGGTTCAACAAACTCATCTCTAAATGCAAGAAAATCCTTTTTAATTGCAGGTGCATCTACTAATGCAACATAGTTTACTTCAGCGTCATCATTAAGATTCTCGCTGATTTTCAATTCATAAATTGGTAGTGTCATAATTTTATTTTTTAGCTGATTCTTGCAGCACGATTCAAACGTTGTATTCTTTCCTGATTTCCAGTGACATCAGATTCCAATACAAATGCTCTATTTGTTGCTGAAGATAATTGATTTATTTGTCCTTGATTTAACATTGTTGTTGTCATCTGTGCTGATAATGGTGCAGTAACACCACCACCTACTGATGGTATTGTACCACCTCCACCACCACCTTGATTTGGAACTTTGGTTGCTAATATTGCTTTTACTGATTTGATACCAGTTGCAATTATTGCAGCAACATTTGCAATCTTAACTATTGTTCCTGCTGGTTCAGGTAGAACTGATTTCGCTCTCAATACTTCACTTGCACCAATGTATGTATTGATTGTTGCCTGAGCTACACCCAAACCTTTTCCTACCGCAGTTTGCTTTCCAATGACATCCGACAATGCACCTGCAGCATCACCAACTTCTTTGTATTGTGATATTCTTTTTTGATGCGCTGCTTCATCATTCTTAATTCGTTCTTCATCTGCTGCTTTTGATATATCAGTTAATTTTGCCTGATGAATTGTTTCAATTGCTTCTCGTCTTGATTTATATTCAGCATCTAAAATTTCTTTTTTATTTAATGCTTCAAGTGCAAGGTCTATTTCATTTTGATATCTTGCAGATTCTTGTTCAAATGCTTTGTCATTTTCATTCTTTATTCTTTCAATCCTATTTTCTTCTAATATTTTGAATGTTTCATTTTCAAAATCTATTGCTGATTGTCTTTTCTTTGAAGCATCTTCTTTTCTTTTTGTTTCTGCTGCATCCTCTATTGCTTTAATATCAGCAGTATATTTAAAATACAATTGACTGATTGTGTCAAATTTCAATGCTTCACTTGCCTTGCTATTTTCAACCTCTTTTATAGATGCTTGTAATTGTATATCCAAACGCTTCTTTGCTCTCTCATCTTCATCTTTGATTTGCATCAAAGTATATTCATTCTGTAAACTCAACAATTGTTTATTCAATGCATCATTTGCAGTTTGAATTTCTTTGCTTACTGCATCTCTTTTATCTTTTGCTCTTTTATTTGCTGATTCATTTATTGCAGAAATTTCTTGGTCACGCTGAATTGCATATTGTTTTTCAAGTTCTGTTCTTTGTGCTTCAGTATATTGAGCATCATTTAATTTTTTGATGTTATTATCATAATCAATTTTTGATTTTTCAATTGCTCTTTTATCATCATTTTTTATTGACTTTAGATAATTGCTTTGTTGCAATCCTTCTAACTGGTCATTGTATGCTCTAACATTGTCAAGGTCTTGTTGCCTACCTTCTTGTTTTATTTTATTAATTTCAAAGTTTAAATCTTCTTGATTCTTTTTATTTTGTTCAAGTTCATCAACTGCTGCATTTTGCAAATCAATGTTTGCACTTTTATACATTTTCCGCAGTTCGTTATTTCTTGATTCTATTGCATTAATTTCATCTTGCTTTCCTTTTAATCTTAATGCTAATATTTCTTTTTGCGATTT